ATCAGAGCATTTGTGGTCTGTTTCTGAGAGAAGGAATACGGCTCTTCGTTGTGAGTTTTCTTCTCGTCTTCCAGAAGGGCATCTGCGAAACCAAGCTCAATGGCCTTATTCGCATTCATCCATGTTTCGCTGTCCATCAGGTGGCTCAGCTTTGCACGGCTCTGACCTGTTTTGATCTCGTAGGCATTGATGATCGATTCCTTGACTTCAGAGAGCATTTCTATTGCTTTCTGCATGTCAGTGTGATCACCGAACGCTACTGTTGCGGGGTTATGAATCATCATCAGGGCGGTAGGAGCCATAAGCACCTCTGTTCCGGCCATAGCAATTACGGACGCAGCTGATGCAGCGATCCCGTCAATCTTGACCGTAACCTTGCCCTTGTAATCCATAAGCATTGAATAAATCTGGCTTGCTGCGATGCAATCGCCTCCGGGAGAGTTGATCCATATGACAATGTCACCACTGCCGGAGAACAACTCGTCATGGAACATTTTTGGAGTGATGTCATCATCAAACCATGACTCCTCCGCAATGGTTCCGTATAGCTCAAGCACCCTTGCATTTTCATCTTCGGCCAGATTTGTCCACTTCCAGAACTTTTTGTTCTTCATCGGACTTGTCCTCCTTGTTTGAATTGTTGTTTTGATATGCAGCTCCTGCTTTATCAAGGCTCAGCATGTTTCCGTTAACCAGATACAGATCACCGCCATCCTCGGCAGGGATTCTGTCCAGGTTCTCAAGCTCTCTGATGTCATTTGCACTCATCCAGCCGTTCTGGCGGGCTGTTGCATAACCAGTCATACGGCTCTGATAATCACCACGCAGAAGACCTTCGACATTGAACTTGAAAAAGAGGTTTTTCTTTTCTTCTTTGGAAAAGAGAGCCCTGGACAGGCTTTGCTCCCATCTGATTACCCACGGGTCCAGTGTGTATTTCACGAACTCAAGAGACTGCTGTTCAATGTTGCTGAATGAGCTCTTTTCCAGATCTCCGACCATGTGAGGTGGAACTCTGAAAATTCTGGCAATCTCATTTATCTGGAACTTGCGGGTTTCAAGGAACTGGGCTTCATTCGGACTTATTGAGATAGGCGTGTATTTCATGCCTTCCTCAAGAACGGCAATTTTGTGGGCATTGGATGACCCGCCATAGGCTGCATTCCATGAGGTTCTGACCCTCTCTGGGTCCTTGAGAATTCCCGGATGTTCAAGAACGCCGGAAGGGGAGGCTCCGTTTGCAAAGAACTTTGCTCCGAACTCCTCACAGGCAATGGCCATGCCTATCGCATTCTTTGCCATTGCTATGGGGCTGTAGCCTACAAGACCGTCAAATCCAAGACCGGGGATGTGCAATACATCATCAGGCTTTAGAACAACAGTCGAGTTATCTTTTGCATTTGCTTCATCTTTACTTCGGCTGTATGTATAAAAGAGCTGACCTTTTTCATTGCGATCAACCTGCATCTTGTTTGGCATCAGGGGATATAGAGCAAGAATCTCTCCCTTGCCGTTACGGATTATCTGTGCATACGCATTGCCCCACAGCAATAGGTGTGTCATCAGCGTTTCCCTGAAGACAAAGCTTGTCATTTCAGGATTCGGCTCATCGTGCAGCAGCCCATACAGAGGATGGTCCATGGCCTTTTCCTTGCCGCCATCCTCGTTGTATCTGTAAAGGTGCAGCGGAAGTCCTGCCACAGCCTCGGAGAGGATACGGACACAGGCATAGACTGCAGTCATCTGCATAGCAGAGCGTTCGTTTACATTCTTGCCGGAGGTTGAACCTCCCATAAAAAAACTGAACGCGGAGCCTGATGTCGCATCACGCACAGGCTTGTCCCGTGTTCTGAAGAGTCGAGGTAGTTTCATTTATGGTTTCCTTTGAGCCCGAATGGGCAATAAAAAAGCACCTACATTTCTGTAAGTGCTTTTATCAAACAAATTGTTTGTACCTATAGTCTTTTTATGATTTCATTCTGTACGTAGGGATGAAATTCTTCATATATTGTTGCAGCACGGATATTGGTGAGTTTTCCCGTGTTGGTAGGGATTTGTAGTTTAAATGGATCTTTGTTCTTCCAAATAACACCAACGGTATTCTGATTTTGATTTTGATTTGAGTTAATTACTGATTTACATACTATACCAATTGCTTTAACCGTAACATCCAGACTGCCTGGTTGATTTGACTTAATGAAGACAATATCGCCAACTTTAAAGGAGGCTAAAAGATTATAGAGATCTTCTGCATCGCTTTTACTCCATCCAATTTCAATCTGGTTATTACTAATAAAATCATCAGTCATATCATAACCGTCCCAATTTGCACCTATACCATAAATTGCCATGATTACCTCCATATTAATATTTTCTGCAAAAGCAGATACAAGAAAATATAGATACAAAAACAATATTCGGCAACTTCAAAGAATTAGTATTCCCCTTTGGTCATATACCGATTCTCCGGTGTCATTTCCGCATCGGATTGCACGATCGAGTGCCATAATCATTGCTACGGCACCATCTATCTTTTCAGTTGATTTCTCCTTATCCGGCTTGATGTTCCCGGCAGGGTCAGTGCGAATGAAAATGTTATCCATCATCCATCTGAGAACTTCATGCCCACCGTGTGAGATCTTCTGTTCAAGAACAAGCTTCATAAGCTCTTTTGTAGGAGGGGACATGTCCTTAAAGCCCTGTCCAAACGGAACAACAGTGAAGCCTTCGCCTTCAAGTTGCTGTACAAGCATTGTTGCTCCCCATCGGTCATAGGCAATTTCCCTAATGTTGTATTTCTCTCCGAGCTTTGTGATGAATCTTTCTATTGCTGCATAGTGGACAACATTTCCTTCTGTTGTTTCCACCAGCTCCTGACGAACCCATAGGTCGTAGGGAACATGATCCCGGTTAATGCGGAGGGACACATTATCTTCAGGAAGCCAGAAGTAGGGTAGGACCTTAAATGTATCATCTTCGTTCAAAGGAGGAAACACAAGAACAAAGGCTGTAATATCCGTGGTACTGGAAAGGTCGAGTCCTCCATAGCACACTCTGCCTTCGAAGGCGCATTTGTCCCAGGCTATCATCGGCATCCAACGAACAGCCTGCTTTACCCATTGATTGAGCCTGAGCTGCCGGAAGGAGTTTTCCTCTCCGGGATTCTGTTTGGCTGAGTTACAGGCATCACGCACTTTTTCAATTCCTATGGTTTCTCCAAGAGATGGGTTTGCTTTCTTCCATGTCTTCGGATCTGTCCAGTCCTCGGACTCATCAGCTCCGTAGATTACCGGATAGAAGGTGCTGTCGTGTTTGCGGCCTTCAAGAATGTCCTTTGCCTTCTGATGGGTTTCGTAGCAGATGCTATGAGTATCAGTCCCTGCAGTGGTAATCAGAAAGTACAAAGGCTGCATTCTGGCATCGCCTGAGCCCTTGGTCATTACGTCAAACAGCTGTCTGTTCGGCTGGGTGTGAAGCTCGTCAAAAACAACACCATGAATGTTGAAACCATGCTTTGAGTATGCTTCTGCCGATAAAACCTGATAAAAACTGTTTGTCGGCAGGTACACAATCCTTTTCTGCGAAGCAAGGATCTTAACACGCTTGTTAAGGGCAGGACACATACGGACCATGTCTGCAGCGACCTCAAATACAATTGAGGCCTGCTGACGGTCTGCTGCACAGCCATACACTTCAGCTCTTTCTTCATGGTCTCCGCAACAGAGGAGCAGTGCTACGGCTGCAGCCAGTTCGCTCTTTCCGTTCTTCTTCGGAATCTCCACATAAGCTGTGTTGAACTGACGGTATCCGTTCTGCTTTACAACTCCGAAAACATCTCGGATTATCTGTTCCTGCCAGGGTAGAAGCGTGAATGGTTTTCCTGCCCAGATTCCCTTTGTGTGCCTAAGGCACTGTATGAAGGCTACGGCATAATCAGCCTTCTGTTTATCGTAATGGGAAGACGGGGCCATAAACTTTGTGACTTTATGTTTTCCCATGTCTTTTCCTAAAGAAAAAGGACCCGTTTCCGAGTCCTTAATAATCAGTAATCAATGTTACTTCAGTTGTAATCTTTGAGTAGAATCCGAAGAGCAATCTCCGTATTCTCATCCACAGGTCTGATGTCCCAACCTCTGTCATAGTTGCAGACTATCTGACCTTTTCTTTTGAGGGTCAGCTTTGAAACCCTGCCACCTTCAATTCCGAATTGCGAAGGTTCCTCATACTGTTTTACCCAGTAGTGGAATATGTCTCCCTTTACACCAAGTGTCCCTTCTTTCCACATGTGCATCTCCTTAGTTCAGGGTAAACCTGACTCCGTTTACCACTTCTTCATCTGAGAATGGAGTTTCCGGTCTTGGTACGTTTGCAAGTCCTGTAAGAACGCATCCGTTTTCTGAAAGGAGGTGCATCATTTCCATCAGCCCTGTGCTGTGGTTTGTTATAATGAAGCTCTTGATTTCGGCTTTTCTAAGAGCCTGAACAAAATCCCTGACCTCGTTTTTCCAAAGGAAATCAGTAAGCTCAAGCACATCCAGTTTCATTGAAAGGCTGTGTCTGTATGCCCAGAGGGCTTTGTATGTTCCACTTGCTTCTCCGCTTTCAGGAAGGTTTGTGAAGTACTTGTTTTCTTTCATTTCTTTTCTCCTTGTAGTGTATATATCACTCTATTCGGAAAAGATAGCAAGTCATTATGTATGAATAAGTTACACT